ACCTGACGCTGATCTTTTTTTGGTCCAAACCAAATCGGGTGAAAAATTTAACCCGGTTATTGATCTTGGTGTTGCACCGTTGCCGGTGTACAACAACACATCCATCACCGTCGAAGGCTTTGTGACTGATGGGGCGGGCAGGTTTGCTGTGCAGAGCGCCTTGAAGCCGCTGGGGGCGGTGTAGGCAAAGCTGCGAGCACCAGCGTTAAAAACACCAGACCAAGTACCAACCCCTTGGGCGCAAGGATAGAAAGATTTGCCACCCGGCGTAAAAGTGACGGTTGCATTTGTTCCAGATGCCGGAGCGCCTGAACTTTCCCATGTTCCGTTGCGACCAAACCAAAGCTTTCCAGCGTCGATGTCTACAGCAACGTTTACTACATCGTTGGCTCCGATGCTGGAAAGACCTGTTACGGCATTTGTACTATTACTGTTGACCACAGTTCCCATGCGGATCCAGGCATCAGAAACTTGAGCAAAACCGTAGCCTGGTCCTACCGCACCGGACAAAGAACCTGTAGCAATAATGCCAACTCCACTCGCATCTCCGGTTGCAGTAACTGTGTATTCCCAATAATACTTACCAGTTGCCAGAGCTATGGTGCCAACGTTTCCGGTGTAGTTGGCGCCAGTCCCGCTGATGTCCAAATTGCCATTAGCAAGCGTGGCGTTTGACATGCCAGAGCGAGCAATCGGGTTGAACGTGCAATAGTTGCCACGAACCTCACCACCCACGCCTGTATCCGTCTGCGCCCCGTTAGTGGGAACGTCTACGAGGCTGTCGTTACCCGCGCCAGATGACACCGAGAAATTGTTGGGCGTCCAGTTGTTGCTGCCTGCGCTGTCCTTACCAAGGGTCGTGCTTGTGGTGCCCGAGTTATCCGATAGGGGCAGCCTGAAGCCGTTGGTGCCGTAGCTGCCGGTGTATGCCTTGGGGTTCCACACGCCGGTGGTGGCGTCGGTTTCGCCAAAGCTTGTGGGGTCTAAGGCTTGGCCATCAATGAAGTGGATGTCGGCTAGGTAGCCGTTGAGATAATGTGTGCTTGCTGAGGGGGAATACCCAATAACGTGCTGGTTTGTACTATTAAAAGAGCAATCGTAATTTTGCGACGGGTAAGCTGAGGTATCAAAGGTGGTTATTTGTGATCCATTTACATAAAGTTTAACCCTGTTGCTAGCGGTTGCCTGTGTTGTGTCAACAGCAATGACAAAGTGATACCACGCAGAGGGATCTCGAAAAGCTTGCGTGGTTGTAATGTCTGCGGAACCTGCGCCATTCAAAAAGAAACGCAACTTGTCACTATTGTTTTCAAAACGAATACCGTCGTAGGTTGTATTTGTCGTAAATACCGCTTGCTCTACTGAGGTTGAGACATTTGAACGCTTGTACCAAAAGGCAAACGTAAAAGTGCGCCTATTACCAGCAGATGCCGGGGTGCGACTGAGATAAGCCGAGTCCACGCTGCCGTTAAACCTGAGGCTTCTGGAGATCTGGTACCCGCCAGCGGCTGCAGCTTCAGAAGCCAGCAAAATGCCGTTATTGATTACGCTCATTTGACGTCAGCGATCAGGCGGGCGGTGATGCGGGTGGCGGACTCGACGTAATACGCCAGCACGTCTACAGCGTTTGCCGTGGTCGTCAGCGTGGGTGCGGTGCCACCGGGGAATTTGAACACACTATTAAAAGCCGCCGTGCGCCCTCCGGTGCCGTCTTGAGTGATCACGATCACGCCACTCTGACCAGCCGTCTGGTTGGTAGGTGCTGCAAATGTACGGTTGCCACCGAGGGTGACGCTGAAGTTGTTGGCGTTGGCCAGGTTGATGGTGATGGTCGCCCCATCAGTCAGTGCTGTGATGCTGCCGCGTTGGGCAACAGTAAAACTCTGGTTGATGTTGATGCCCGCGACCGTTAGGTCAGAGTCAGGCAGTGTGATGGTCCTGTCAGCCGTTGGATCCGTAACTGCCAGCGTGGTCTCAAAGGCGTTGGCTGTACTGCCTTCAAATGTCAGGCTGCCGGTAGTGCCAATCTCAAGGTTGCCGGTAACCGTGCCACCAGCCAACGCAAGGTAGGTGCTCGCAGCCGTGGAGCTGGTCAGCAGTCCGAGGTTGGCGGCAGTTACATCACCAACCGTAATCCAGGCGCTGTTCGCCGCATTGCGGATCTTGAGAAGGGCGGGACTAGCGCCGATGTCAATCCACCACTGATAGGCGTAAGTGGTGCTTGGGGCGGTTGCGCCGCTGTTCTGGCTGACGATTGCCGCCAGGATCGTGTTCAGCTCAGAGCGGAAGTTCGCGCCGGACTGGTTAGCCAGTGAGTAGTCGGTTGCCTGTGCCATTAGGTGATTTGCCTACCGTGGCCGACTGCTTGGTAGTCGAAAGTCCTGCTTACTATGCTACCCCCGCTGTTGCGGAAAGTCACGGTGAAGCCAGTACGACTGGCGCTGCTGATCGTGAAGTAATCACCCTGGCTCATATCCTGAGCGGTAATACCCACGCTGGGCGTGGCATAAAACGCCGTTGGGAAGGTCACGGCATAAGATCCAGCGCCACTGCTGAGATTGCGTTGTGTTTCGGTACGGCGTTGGAATTTAACGAAGGCACCCAACTGCTGCAGCACAATGTTTTGCACGGGGTTGTGGCTGGTGGCTTCGACCTTGAACTGGAAACCACGGCCACGGGTGGTGCCATTGACGAAGGGCTGCCAGTCGCCCCAGGTCGGGGTGCCGCTAGGGTTGTCGTTGGTGGCACGCACATAAAGCTGGGCGTTAACGGCACTGAGGTCGTCACCGTCGATGTCGTCCCACTCGTCAATCAATTCAGTGCGGTCATCCCAAAGGTTGCCGGGCTGGAAGGCGCGGGTGCTCAGGATTGCCTGCAGGTCAATGTCATAAACCTGATTCACATCCAGCGTGCTCAGGAACTGGTAGCTGCCGCTGCTGCTGGTATCGCCGTAGAAGTCAATGTTGCTGACCGAATCCCAGTCGGTAATGTCGTCAATCAAGCCGGTGGCAGTTAGCACCAAGCCGCCTTCATCGACGCTATAGAACATGTTGGTGGCCGTGCCTTGGAATGGCGGGCTGTCGTCGTCTTCGCGGTATTCCTGAATCAGGAAGCTGTCCTGTGGGGCGGGCAGATCGACCACCACCGTTGCCGTGCCAGCAGATTCGTTGCCGGTGCTATCGACTGCGCGGATAAGGTAGGTGCCTTCCAGTAGCGGGACGATCTTGCGGGTGCTGCTGCCGTTGACGGCTGGCACGATGTCGTTTGAACGTCCCCAGGTGGCATTGACGCCGATCTCGGGTGTGTGACGGATACGGACCTGACCGCCGATCCGAACGTCAAGATCAGCCGACTGCGGCCAATACAACTCAGCGGTGTGTGCGTCAATCGGGGCAATAAACAAATCTGGGATTGTTTCCGGTGGTGCTGTCTTGCCAAGTGCGTCGAAGATTCTGGTGGCAGTACCAGAGCGTTTGATGTTGGTATTGAGGACGGAGTTTTCAGCTTGCAGTTCAAAGCTGTAACGCCCCACGCCACTATTAAGAATTTCGTAATCCGGTGACTTTGTGAATACCGTTGTCCAGTTGCCGTTTTCAAAGCGATAACGGAAGACAAACTGGGTGATGTTTTGTTGTGGCGCCCAACTAACAAGAACTTTTGATAGCACTTGGCCGTTAGATTCGTACAACAGTTCTGATGCCGTAAGTCCAGTCGGTGCCGCCGGCGGTTCGTTTAGGTCGGTGATGTCCCGTGGCGCCAGTGGGGTATCACGCTCGATGTAGTCGTATTTGCTGTAGTCATATTTGACGCCTGTAATCACGTATTTGTCGCCGTCCTGCTCCTGCACCGACACCACGCGGAACAGTTGCGAAGACAAGGTGGTGACTCCAATGACCCAGGGTGCGCCAACGGTTGGCAGTGCCCTCAGTGCGGTTGGCAGTGTCACGAGGTTGCCGTTGATCGTGGCGCCCTCAACTCCTTGGTATGTGCCATCTGGCAGCATCACGTTGAAGCGGAAGGTGCTCGGCACCGTATCGGTAAACATCAATTCCGCCGAACGATCCAAGGTGATGCTCACGGCACTGTTGGCAACACTGACACGGCCACCACGGACACGGCCAGCACGCACCGGATCCATCACCTGAACCACTGTGCCGGGTCGGACTTGCGTGCCAGCGGCAATGCCCGTAGTGAAAGTGACGACTTCAGTCGTGTTGGCTTCTTCGTACAGCATCCAGCGACCCACGCGCCGGGCTTGACCGCGACTGGTGCAGGCAAATGCCTCAATCTCAGTCTTGACCATGCCGTATTTCTGAATCAGCTCCGCGTCTTCCACCACCTCGTAGGCGTGGTCGCGGGCATCCATGTCGAAATACTTGACGCCAACAACGGTGTGACGTGTTTTCAGGCTGCTGCCGCTGTAGCTAAAACCCTCTTCGGTGACGTTGGATTGGTTAAAGATGTAGCCGGGATCTGATGGGCGATCCTGCGAAAACGCAATGCTGCCGACGCTCCAGTACGGCATGGCGCGGAACACCGAGCACAAGTCGTTGATGAGTTTGTACGCCTCCTCCTGGGTCTGGATGTTGACGTTGCAGGCAAAGCGCGGTTCTTGGCCGCCTTCACCATCGGGCACCAAGGTGTTTGCGTAGGCAGATGCTGCGTAAAAACTGCTGGCGTCAAGCTGCGCTACTGTGACTTGGGCGCCAAATCCGTAACGCTTGTTAATAAGGAGGTCGTACAGAATCCAAACCGGACATTTCGTCCATTTTTTGGTGGCGCTAAAGGTGCCGTCCCAGACGCCGGTGTAGACAAGGAACCCCTTGGCGGAATCGACTGTTGCGTTGCTCGGGACTTTGACCTTGAGACCACGAACGCGGTAAGTGCGCGAAGGAATGTTGTTGAACTGCTCTGAGTCAAACTTCAGTCCAATTAGGGCGCTATGCGGATAAACAGTCTTGGACTTGATGATCTTGGTATATGACGCCCAGATCAGATTGCCGACAACCGTGTTTGAGCCGACCAACCCGTTATCCCATTCGCCTTCTTTTGTGACGCGGATGTTGATTGGACGGGCAGCATTAAGAATGTCGATCAAGTAATCGCGCTGATATAGGTTGGATGTATGACCAGCAACTTCATCTCGATCAACAATCGTTTCGTAAGCATTGCTGGTGCCTACTTGAACTTCGATTGTGATAAATAGCCTGTGTCCCTTTTCGCCTTCGCGTGGGTTGAGGGATGACAGACCGGGGATCGACATCGTGACGCGCACTTGGTCGATGTTGGTGTCCGTAATCGTCCGCACCACCGGAATTGGTGTTTGTGCGGGATAGACCCAGCCGACACACTGCGCGTTGACGCTGACTTCTGTTTCAGTGTCGTTGCCGAGTTCCGTCAGGTAGGTCTGAGTGCTGACGCCATTGGCATCGACCGCGCCGTAGCGGGGCGATACGCTGACGCCTTTAAAGTTTTTATCTGATTCTTGATATTCGTTGGCTGGGTTAGCCGCTGGATTAACGAGCGGGGTATTATCAAGGAAAATGTCTTTTAGCAGTGCTCGATTATATTCAGTTGTGCCACGGGTGTAAGCACGGGCGGAGGGATAGCCTTCAATTTCGCCTTCGCACAGCAGGTCAACAATCCGCGATATCTGTTTGGATTGCAGATTGTTATTTGGCGCCTGGCCAATGTTAATGTCGCCGGTGTTGAGTGCTGCGCGGATGCCCATGATTATCGCGTCGTTACGTCAATGCCAGCCGAGACCACGATACTGCCGACCAAGACTTCACCATAAATAATCGGCACTGGTACGCCTTGGCGAGCAACGTTTTGGATGCCGCTAAAGCTGTATGACTTCCGTGGGTCAAAGTCCGAGTCGGTGCCAGTTGATAGCTGGGTGGTTGGGGTAAGCAAAGTGGAGATGCCGGTCAGGGCAAGACCAATACCGATAGATCCAATAATGTTTGATGCTGCTGCACCCAACGTAAAACCGGTATGCAAACCTGTGGCAAAAGGACCAAAAGCACCTGTTAGACCTTGACCCAAACCAAGAAAACCAGCGCCAGCGCCAGCAGTCAGAATTGCAAACGCAACCAAACCAATCCCAGCAAGGATCTGACCCGTGCCCTGACCAGCGCCCGCAATCACAGGAATGATCCTGATTGGTTCGTTGCTAGCTGTCGGATAGTGGATGTATTCCGGGTGGTCGCCAATCGGTAGCTGCAGACGCCCCACGCTGATTTTGTAGTCGTGGTTTGCCATGTGCCCCTGCAAGCTGGGGAAGTTTGCCAGCAAAAGCCGCACCGCCTCGGCAGGGGACTTCACCGCAAACTTGAAGCTGCGCTGCCCCAAGAATTTGGCGAGGGGACCGTAGACCTTGACTATCCGCATCACTGGCACCTACTGCGGTGGCGTAGGACGCGCTGCGTCTTTGTTTGATAGTAGCGGCCATACACGTCGCGGGAACTCAGCCGCCCGATTGCGTGATGCAGCATCATCTGCTCACCGACGTAGATGCCGACGTGGTTTGGTTGTGCCGAATCGACTGCCATCAGCAACGCATCGCCCACCTCCATTGTAAGAAAATCCACCTCCGTAAAACCAGCCTCCGCCCAGCAACCGTCAAACATCGGGTTGGCGTTAAATGCCGTCAAATCCTTGGGGCGTTTCCAGTCCGGCAGCTCCAGTCCCCAAGTCTCGGCGTACCAGTCACGCACCAGCGTCCAGCAATCACTGGCACCCCAGACCCATTGCCGCCCCAGCAGTGGCGCTTTATAGCCGCAGGGTTGGCAGCCATCCCACTGTTCCGTGTCTGGATTGACGATGTACCAGGGCAGCCCGGATTTTTCACACGCCAAGCGGTCCGCGTCACTGGGCTGCGGCGGTGTTTGCGGGTGGCTGTGGATGATGGCTAAAACCTCGCCCTGATCCTCGGCGTCGGCATAGTCGTCCGGGTCAAGGATGAAGAAGTCGTGCGGCTCACGCGCCAGGTTGCGGCAAGGCTTGTACTGCTCCACGCCATCGACGACCACCACCAATCCGCAGGCTTCACGCGGCGTTTCTTGCTTGGCGTGCTCCAGGGCAGATTGCCGCCAGCTCATTAGTAGTAACCGCCTAAGCCAGGGAAGCCGCCAAACGGGAGGCTATTGGTTGCACCGAAACGGGCTTTGCAACTGCTTAGGCGTTTGCCGCACACGTCATCTGCCGGGTTGATCTGCCCGGTTTGCACACGAGGCTCGGTCGTGTTGACGTAGTTCGATGCCCATAGCAACGCGCCACCTGATGTGCGATAGACGAGGTTGCCGTCGTCCTGCATGGTCAGAACGTTGCTGGTGTAGCCGCTGCCAGTGCGGACACTGTAAACCGCTGCAACTGATGTGAACGTGCCGTAGGTGCCAGGGTTTGCCACTGGATCACCATTGCGCCACGGGTTGTTGGACGTGACCGTGACCTCAGCGTTAAAGTACTCGCCCACACGCCACAGACCTGTTGATGTGCTGATGGTGCCTTTGGCCATGGGCTTGAGGTTGGGGTCGTTGTAGTCGTTGTTAATGACTGGAGTGCCTTGTGTCCAGGAATAGTTGACGGTGCGCCCCAGTGCTGTAAAGGCGTTTTTGTATTGCTGGGACAATTCGGTTGAGGTTGCTGTGTAGCTGATCGTGATGGTGCGACCGCTGAGCGTAAACAAGCGGGTGGCGGTTCTGCTCTGACCTGGGTAGCTGTCGGCGTTGCCCAGCACTTCGTAGAAGAACGCACCGGCGCGACCCGTGTTCACGGTGGATTCTTGACGCCAATCGCGGTGGGTCAGGTTGGTTGGTGTGCCAAGGAAAGCCGTCTGTGTTGACCAGATCGCGTTGGATGCTGCAATGCCGCCGCTGTTGTACAGCACGAGGTTGCCGTCTGCCTGATTAAACAAGCGGTACGAAGGACTGCCAACCGTATTCAGCGCCCAGCGAGCCGTGTTGTCTTTGGCGTAGGTAACGAAGTTGCCATCTGACTGAAGGATGGTTTTGTACCAGCGGTTGCTGGATGTCAGAAGTTGATCGACGTAAAGACTTTGGTTGACAGATAAGGTTGCCGTGCCAAATGGGAAGTTCGGTGCGGGTTCGGTGCTGACGGCAGAATCGTTTTCATCAAATGCTGCATCACTGGTATAACCGCACTCGATTCCTCGGTACTGCCACTGACAGAGATTGGACATTGCCAAGCGTTTGGGCGCTCGCACACCAGCCATGTCAAAACTGGCGGCCAGTTCAAACTCAACAACGTCGCGGGTTTCTACAGTTTTGCGATCGACGTAGTAAACCTCCTGCGGCATTTCAGCATCAGGGTCAGGCGTGCCGTAGGGGTTGGTATTGCTTGGGAAATTAGAGGCGTCAAGGAAACGGCTAAGAGTGCGGATGCGGATAAATTTTGCGCCCACAAGATCGTTGCCGCCGGTGGTTGCATTGGCGTTCACCAAAATGGTGGACATAACGCCAGTGATGTTTGAAATACGAACCTTGGGGCGGGGCAGTTGACCGTTGCCGCTGTATTCAAAACCTTCAACTTCAATCGGAAACGGGAAGTAGGTTTCACCCTTCCACTTCACTTCGCCGTAGGACGTGGTGCCGTTAACGCCGTTATGAAAGCGGTAAACATCGTCCGAGCCATGGATTGCCGTAACTAGGTGCAGCTCATACAGTTCGATGACGGCGTAGGGGTTGGAGCTAATCAGCTCCTGAAACATCTCGCTCATGGTTCAAACACCTGGATGAAGGTGGCGGTAATGATATTGATGTTTGCGTATTGCAGTTCTCTATTCCAACTAGGACATAAATATTTGCCGCTAGTCCCTCCAGCAGGTGGCGTCCAATCAAATGCCTCCACGCCAGCGCGTGCATCAAAAAATGCCTCAATGGCATCAGCATCAGCATTGCTTTTTGCTGTCCATTTCAGATCCCACGATTTGGGATTGGTATTCAAGCCATAGCGAATACGTTGCTGATAACCATCGCCATATTGGACTGACCGAACGCGTGGCTCGCTTTTTTTGTTCAAGCTGAAGTCAGGCGTTGTGCCGCCAGTGCTTGTACCAACCGTGGCATCGTTAAAAGTAGCCATTACGCCAGCAAGCCTCCAGGACGCTTCTGCTTGATCAATTCTGCCTGCACGGCAGCACCAACAGCACGTCCCAATGCATTTGCATCAGGTGCATTGCCTTGCACGCTAGAGCCGCTTGCATCGACGTTAACAACCACATTGGCGCCACCACCCTTCATGGTCACTGGAATGCTCCGACCATCAGGCAGGGGCACATAGGCTTCAGGACGGCTGCCTTCGCCGTACATGGCAAGCTGCGGACCATAAGCAATGCCGCCAGACGCATAACGCTTCAGCTTCAGTGGACCACCTGCGGTCATGATTCCACCCATTGCAAAACTTGGCAGAAATGAACCACCAAAACTGCCAGTGCCTACGCCAAACGAAGGATTGGTGAACATGCTGGAAGCGCCACCACCGAAATAATTACCGCCAAGGCTGACAGGTGCAGGAGCAAACGCATTCTTGAAGAAGCTCATAATTTGCAACTTCAAGTAATCGGTGATCATTTGAATCACCATGTTCTGGAAAGACTTAGCGATGTCTTGGAACAATGTCGCCAAAGTTTCGCGAGCTGATTGAGCCGAAAACACAAGGCTGGAAAAAGCAGTGCTGAAGCCGCTTGATATGCCGCCAGCCAGATCAGACAGGCGAGGTTGAATGTCCTCCAGTGAATCCTTGAGAGAGATAATCTCATTTCGCATTTTCCCAAACGGTGTTATGTCTTCTGTTTCAGCACCCTTGTAGGTCGGCAGTCCTTCTTTAATCTTTTCTACAAATGCAACGGTCTTGGCCAATTCATCGTTGTCAAGCTTTCTAATATCAGCGACCGCCTGCTCTCGCTCAAGCCTGATTGCATCAAGACGCACTTGAGCGTTTGTAATATCAACACCCTTTTGCTTGCCTTGAAGAATCTTGTCTTCCAAAGCGGTTTCTTCGTTGATCAGTACATCACGAGTGATTTCAAGCGCATTGCGACGTTGAACAATTCTGAGTCGTTCTGCTTCGTCAAGATTTCCTTTTTTAAGAGCTGCTGTAATTTTTTCTTCTGTAATCAAAACATCGTTTAAGAGTTGACGGCGAGTCTCGTTATTAAACTGACGCCCCAAAACCGCGATTGCTTTAGAAAAATCAGATTGCAATTTGTTCAAAATTGACTTGCCACCGCCACCACCGTCGGGGGTGATTCCAGGCAAACCGCTTGGCCGTGTCGTAGTTCCTGCTCCAGTAGAAGGAATTCGCGAACGCTCTTGCCGCAATTCATTTTGCAATTGAACCAAAACGCCACGACGACGCGCTGTCATGGAATCTGCTGGTCCGGCAACAAGAGCAGCTTGCTGTTTGACGCGACGTTCTAAATCTGCAATTCGCTCAGGATCGTAAAATTTCATGCCCATGAATCGGGCAAGGGCATTTGCTGCTTTTGTTATTGCATTCACAATGTCAGCAAAAATGCTTTGGAATGCAGCGCCAATTGGCGCAAGTAGACGACCAACACTTTCACTGAGTTTTGACAAGGAAGCCTGTAGGCGATCACCGGCAGATTGTGGTCCTTTGGCAATAATTTCAGCGTTTTGCCCATAACGCTTGAACAGTTCTTCTGCAAACTTTTGGAAGTCCTGCAGTGATACTTTGCCGTCCTCAAGAGCCTTGTCTAACTCTTGTGGCGTCATGCCAATGGACTTGGCAAACAACGTAAATGCACCAGGCAAACGCTCACCAATCTGCTGACGCAGTTCCTCTGCGCTAACTTTGCCTTTGCTGAACACCTGTGCGGTAGCACGCAGTGCAGCTTCCATGTCCTGAAGGCTGCCGCCGGTGCCGCGAATACCAGCAGCAATACCAAGGAATGCCTTCTCAGCATCTTTTACATTGCCACCAGCACCAAGAACAGATGCAGACAATTGCGTAAATTGTCGCGTGATTTGTTCTTGTGGTATCGCCAGTCGTTGACTTGTCGTATTGATAAATTCAAGAGCTTGCTGGTAGGAAACCGAATCTTCAGTAACCAACTTCAAAGCTGTTCTTTGCTTTTCAATTGATGCGGTATAGCTGGCAAGTCCTGCAACTTGCTGACCCATCATTCCGGCTTGGGCGCCAATGGCACCACCAGCAGCCATGCCAGCAACGCCAAAGGGGGCACCTGCAAGCGCACCAATGGCACCAAGCGGACCACCAAAGACGCCAGCAGCAGCAACAGTGCCAGCACCCCTAGCAAGACCCATTAAACGACCAGTATTTCCGCCGGGCTGCAGCTTTTTCAGTTGTGCCTCAAGCTTTATCGCTTCAGCGTTTGCTTGTTTGAATTCAGCAGTTCCAATCTCAACGCTGTTTGCAATTTCGCGCCATGCAGTTGCATAACCCTTGAGGTTGTTGATGCTATTAGCGGAAGTTTGCTGAATCTTTTTCAGCTCGTTAGAAACTTCCTTGAAATTGATATTGGCAGCCGCCGCCTGTTGCCCCAGATTCTTAAAGCTGCCAGAAAGCCTTGTGAGCTGTTCACCGCCCTGTTGCTTGATCCTTAGCAGCAGCTCAGTGGTCTGGCTCATTTGCGTTTTGCGTTCAGCGCGGCTAGGGCAGCCATTTCCATCACCTGCACGCCTTCAAAGATGGCAACAGGATCCTTGACTGAATACAGCTTACAGAGCCATTCCAAACTCGGGTAGATCAATCCCGTCAATCCCGCCATGCTCGTCTGCCATTGCGTCGACATGCGGATAAACATCAAAACGATCTCCCAGTTCTCCTCCCAGATCTCACAGTCCTGTTGCACCGCTTCGAGACGTGCAGCGGCAATTTGCTCCTCGCTTGCCCCAAGAGCACGTAGATCAGCTTCACGCTCGTCTACAACGCCGCCTTTCGCCCAGTACTCAGCGGCGGCTTTTAGTTTTTTGCCGGTGCCCCAGTCACGCTGTCGGCATACGCCTGAATCAGCGCCTTCATCACATAAGGGTCATCGCACAATTCTTTTTTGTTTTTTTGCGTAAAGGCAATCTCCTTGCCCTCTTCGTCCTTGATGCCATCCCAACCTTCAAGGATCCCATCAACAAGAGCGTCATCACCCTTGTCGACAAGATCGTTGAAGGCAGAACGACTCATCTTCTTGAAGACTGCATCAAACGTCTGCTTTTCAAATTTGCCGCCATCAATAGGTGTTTCTACTGTGACTGGCCACTTGTAAGAAGCAGTCTTCTTGAGGACGAAAGCCATGAGCAAAAATCAGGTGAACACCAGCGACATCTCGTTGTTGCCAGCCGTGGTGGGCAGAGCCAGGTACGGCATGGACAGCGCGATTACGCCGTTAGTATCAGCGTAGCTGCAACCGGTGATATCTGTCTGCGCTGCGTTTAGCGTGACGATATTGCCGGAGGTGGCGCCCAACACAAGGCTGGTAGAACCAGTGGCAGAAGCAACGGCTTTGGCGAAGTAGTCGGTGGTGCCAACAGCAGGAGCCTCGATCACAGCCGTACCACCAGGGGCGCGGTTGGTGATCAGCACTTCTTGGGAACTAGCAGTCTCCTTGTACAGCAGCTCGTTGTTCAGAGCCAGATCAAACGATTCAATGCGAGCCGAGGTCACACCGTGGAAGGTGGCCGTGGTCATGTTGGTATCGTTGACCTCGATGGCAGCAGCCTGGTTGGCAACAGTGAAGGAGCCAGACAGGGCGGTGCCGTCAGGGGCGTTGTAGATACCGATGAACTGGAAACTGGCAACAGCAAACTGACCAGCAGTCAGATTGAAGCTCACAGTGCCACGTGCGCCGGTGATCTTGTGGCGGGTGCCGTCGTAGAAGCAATAGATCGTGACGGAACTGAAGCTGCTGCTTACCGGGGCATATGTGGCCGAAGTGCTGGTCACCAGAGTCTCGCTCAACCCACAAGCCTTCAACAGCGGACCAAAGGCAGGGGCGGTGCCGGCAGTGCCAGAACCAGCCAACACAACATCAAAGGTCACGCTGACGCGCTTGTTGGCAACCAGAGTGCCACGGGTGGAATTACCAAGAAAACCTTGATAAGAAGCCGCTTGAACGTTGTCCGATTCAATCGGAGTAACTTCAAGGTTGGTAACTTGAACCGCGTCAGAACCGCCGACAGGACTGGGATCAGTCCCATAGGTTGACTCAATCTTCGCGATCAGAAACTTTTTCCGAGTCAGTGCCATCGGTGGTAGGAGCGGCGGTTTCTGTGATCAGTGTAAGCTTCCCAGACTTAGGGTCAAACAAATAACTGCCGCCCACTCCGGGATTGGGAGCTTCCCTTTCAATCTTAGCCATGATGTTAGGCGCTGGTTAATGAAGTCCTACTCGTGCGATACCGCACAAGGAAGTCTTGGCTAATGATACCCAAAGGAACATCAGCTTCATAAAGGCTGAAGTCTGTGCGATCAGGTGTCAAGTCCAATGCATACCCATTGACCGTTTGATCAGCCATCAACTTCTGATGCACCTGCTGCGTGTAGGTATCTGAATCGTCGTCAGGGATAGACGCACGAACAATCGTTGTAATGCGCACCCGCATCGTCCAATCCAACTTGTCGTAAAAGTTGGTGTCAATCGGTTGATCGTTGACCGGCTCCACAATCACCGCTGGCACTTCACCACGCGCCAAAGGCTCCACACGGCTCCTGTAGACCGTTGCACCGGTAATGCTGCTCAGATTGCTTGCAATGCGAGCAAGGATCAACTCGCGGCGTGTGTCAGCCATGATCAGGCAGAAGCGACTTGAACAACGGTGCAGATGATGCCAGGAATGCTCGGGTGAGCAAACGGACTGCTAGCTGCGGCTTCAGCGTGAATGTAGGCGGCGGCGTTTGATGTTGCCCAAATCAATTCCAAATAATCGCCGGCAACAACTGGCAAGACATAGTTAACGGTGCCAATCACATTGCCATTTATCCCACCATGCTTGGCGATGATGCTGAATTTGCTGTCAGTTGCAGCAATATCACCACTGGCGCCACTGTCGTTCTTGCGAAGCCACACGTTAATGTCGTGAATTTGTTCGTTTGAATTGCTGAACTGAATTGAGAATGTAATGCTGTAAACACCAGCGTGATCAAAGGTGATTCTGTTCTGGGAAACAATATGAATGCCACGACTGTTTGGATCTTCTGAGCGCAAATAAACAGAGGTGGGAGTATTTGCAGTTGCCGTTTGCGAAGTCTCATCCCAGAACGATGCCCAATATCCAGGCGCTGAAAAATATGGCAGTTGATTCCACGTCGATTTCCCGTTCCCGATCTTCAGGTTATTGGTTTGCGATTCAACAGCGGCTTCACCGTCCATCAAGACAGGATTCTGCGCCGCCCAATTCGCTCTACTGTTGACCTTGAAGACGCTGCTCATGACCTCAAAGTCAAACCTTGCTCAATAGTAGTTCTGAAAAAACACCGTCATCAATAGGACGATTCTCGCGGACGATGTAAGACGCGGAATCAACAGTGATAGAAGTGCCGCGAGCGGTGGTGCTGACATCAGAAGTCTTTGCCGTAAGCAAGTACTCCCGAGACAACGCCATACCGCCCGCGATCACATCCATCGGCGAATCCAGAATGCCAAGGAACGCAGTGCCAGCACCAATTTGGCAGGTAACGCCAAACTCATTCAGGAATGCATCTGGCAGTTCTGGAAACGCCATCAGGATCAGTTGCCGTACTTCTTAGAAGCAAGGCCAAGCACTGCAACAGCGCCGGTGCCGGTGCCACCAGTCACGGTGAAGAGAACGCGAACATAACGCTTGAGGTCGTTGCTGTTCAGGTAGATCTTCTCGCGAAAGGCGGTGTTGGCAGCAGCAGCAGTGAAGCCACCGCCACTGATGTCAACGAAGTCACCAGAGGTGGTGGTATCAGAGTGCTGAAGCTTGGCGGTAAGGGTGACGCCAGAACCAGCAGCAGCAGCAGAGATGATGAAAGCAATGTCGCCTTCAAAATCGTTGGTGCCTTGCAGGTCAACATAAGCCGGGGTGCCAGCGCCGGTGGAAGCCACCACAGCGTTGTCATGCAGGCGAATCAGAGTGGTCTTCGACCCGAGGTTGTGGATCATTGGTCTTTCTCCGTTTGGGAGCGGGTTTGCTGGGAACAGAGACTGACTCTTCGTCAGCCGTTACAACAACTGGCTCGATGAGAGGAGCGGGAATGGCTTTCTGAATTCCAATCAACAGCAAAGCTGATTTGTGATCGGTTTCAACGAAATCACCAACCTTTACCTGCTTGAGGTCAACGATGGTGTCGCGCAGAATCTGAATGCGCATTGCCCGCTCTTCAATCATCAGGACAGCTTGCAGATGGACTCAGGATGACGCACGGCCACGTCATAGTCCTGCATGGCCACCACACGCACGGTGCCGGAAGCGGAACCGGTATAGGGGTCAACCATGATGTCCAGACCGCTCCAGAAGCCGATCAGGATGTCGCTGAAGTTAGCGAACACCGCAGTGTTGTTCGGCATGGAGTTGGACACATAAGCCGAGTAACCGTTGATGGTGTTGTCGGCTTCGTAGATGAAGTTGGCGTTGGTGCCGGTAGCCGACTTCTCGGTGGTCTTCAGAGTGCCCCGCAGAGCGGAATTCATCAGATAACCGAGGCTGCCCATCAGCGCGTTGGAGGTGCTGAGAGCGGCTTCAGCGTTCACATAATCAGCGAACGTGGTGTAGCCAGACTCGGTGTTAATACCGGTCACATTCAGGAAGCCCAGCGGGTACGAAGAAGCACCGGTGCCGTTGATGGCTTGGTTCTCAACTTCGATGGCGATTTGCTGAGCCAGATCGCGGCGCACCAGGTTCTCGATGTCGATGCTGGACTGAAGCAGCAGACGACGCGAGTAATCGGTCAGCGCACCAATCGTGCGGGGCTGCATCGTCACCTGGTCGACGGTGAGTTGCGATTCGGTGATCGAACCGGACTCAGCGACGTGGTACACAGTGGCACCACCAGACTGACGGGGCAGAGCAACCATGCCTTGCAGACCGGTCATCACAGTTGCGCCGGCGGTCTGGAGAACCAGAGCCTTACGGAGCAGGTCGATGAAGCTATCGCTCATCAGGTCAGTGGCAACCAGGTCACCACCACCGGAGGCAGAACCAACGGTCAGGTCACGGCGGCCATAACCCAGCACATCGGCGGGGATCAGGATGCCACGAGCTTCCTTGCCAGACTTTTGCTGAGCGGCGCGGCTGACTTCCATTTCGAAAGCAGCAGCACGCTGAGCCTCTTGGCTGTTGGGGTGAGCAAGAGCGTTGATGGCGCGGATGAAGGAGAAGTCACGCTTCTCTTTGTCCGACATGCCAATCTCGGCATCTTTCGGGTTCAGGGGCTTCTCCTCAACACCCATCTTCTCCAGAAGGGCAGAGCGAAGCTCATCAAGGCTGCGGGAGTTGGAAATAAACTCCTGAGCCATTTCAATGTTCTTGGTGCGTTGACCAAGAGCGATCATTTCGGCAACTTCCTTCGCCTTGGCTTGTACAGCCTCAGCGCGGATAGCCTCAACGTTGAGGGGTTGATCCACGGTGATAACTCCGTTGGGGTTGTGTTCCACGGCTGACGCCGTATTGACACCTTCATTATTGTTGAAGGCGCGACCAATGCCAACCGACGCATCCGCTGGCACGGTCACCAGCGAAATCTCGAACGGTTGGAAGTTGGTAGCACGATAAGTCACAGGTGATGTGGACTCATCGGCTTCCATGGCATTGATCTTGTAGCCGAAGCTGACGTTACGGATGATTCCATCCTTGATCAGCTCCTGCATCTCGCGACCTAGTTCATTGTTCGCGAGTTTGACGCGTGCATAAGCACGCTTGTTTTTGATATACGCCTTTTGCACAACACCAACAATTCGATCAGCGTCGTGTTGATATAGCAGCGGCGCACCATCATTCAGACGGCTCAAATCCATGGACTTGTCATCCATGCTCAGCACTTCCATGCCGTAATAACGCTCAACAGGCGCTTCACTGGCAAATGGGAACTCCAGCGTGCGGTCTTCGCCTTCAGAGCGGAATTCAGTAGCAAGTGAACGCTTGAGGGTTTCGCCTTCAAAGAAACGCAACGCAGCAATCTTGCGAAGTTCAGAGAACTTATGACCGACTAAAGTCTCGGTCTCTTTGTAGCTGCCTTCGCTGTCTTTGCGATACACGCGAATCAAAGCGGCGGGATCTTCTTCAGATGCATTAATGCTAAATGAAGAATCAGGAACACCAAGTACACCTTCGCGCATCACGTGCTCAACTTTGCCGCGTGCGGTGCCACCACTTGAATCCCATTCCACGAAATCACCGACTTTAACCGCATCAGGGGCAGCACGCTCTTCACTGCGCTCACCGGTGGCTTCTTCAAACATCATCGGGTCAAAGTCATGATCCGCCAGCCATTCACGAGCTTCGGCAGGCGTGAAGCGATCAGCATCAAACCGAATGGCTTGCAGTTCAGAAGTGCCATCCTTGATTCCGTAGATGGCATCAATACCAGCGCCGAATTCATCATTGACGCGGCGGATGCTGTCGTACTGATCAGGATCAGTCAGGCGAGCAGCATGCTCATTGGGGTAGGGGCGACCATCGACGATCTCTTCGTTGATCTCCATGGCACGCTCCTGTGCTTTTTTAATGGCTTTGGATTTCATGTTGCTCCAAGACTGACCTGAATCGCCACCCCATGCCGCCCATGCTACGCGACCAGGCGAGGGATAGTCATC